GCCACATCGTTACGAAACCGTGCCCGCGTGACAGGGCAAAATTTCATGATGTTCTTGTGTCCCCAATGGAGATCACTTGTGATCCAGGTTGTCATTCTTCTGCTCCTACAAATTCCCGCACCCATTCAAATCTGGTGCTGGCTGGTATCCATTTGAATTGGGCTTTTCTGCGTTCTGAGTTTTCCCAGTCCATGCATATCATAACCCAGTCTGGCTCAGAGCTAAAGGCCACAGTTTTGGCAACCCGCACGACTTCAACAAATCGTCCGTCTGTTGTTTTTGCTACCATAACCATCATGTTGTGCTCCTTGTTGCTATACTTATTATAACATCTAGAGCCTTAATGGTCAAGCAAGGCTCTAGTCCACTAGACTGTACAAACGATCAGTCCAGTATTCATTGTAGTTGTTGCATTTTTCAGCAATCATCTGCACTGCGGCACTACGTTGTAGATATGTGCGAGTGAGTTTTGCTTGTTCAAGTTCAGCAATCAACTGGTCAATGTCTTGATTCATTTTTTCATTGAGTGTCATTTTTGCTCCATAATTTTCATAAAATTCTGCATCATTGCCAAGGCCTGTGTCATGCTTTGTTCAGGGCTGGGTTGTTGTACGCAGGCCGCTGTGACATTTTGCTTTTGAAATTGTGCCAGCGCAGCCTGGCAAGAATTGATATTGGTGTAATTGCCAACGGTGGTAACACCTGTGGCCAGCACCAGAATCAAATTGTACATTATTCTTCCTCCATACCAAAGTATTCCACGATGCTGTTATAAACTTCATAATTGCCGTCAGCTTTGAGCGCACCTATGTCAGCACATTTCTGCACAATCAACTCGGCGAACTTTTTTGTAAAGTTGTTGAATTCTTCCGCTGTAAATGGTCCATTAGGATCGACAGTGCCGTCAGCAGCCTGAAGTTCAAGTTCTCTAATTCGTTCGTTCATTTTTCAACTCCTGTTTTAGTTAAACACGGCACGGGACTCAAACAGGTCGCCGTACATTTCTTCGTAGGCCGCATCCCAGTCCTCGCGGATCCACTCAACAGCATATCCACGCTGGGCATAGTCATCAGCCATGACCTGCAGGTAGTGCAGAGCCTGTGTGGCGCTCATATCGCGATCAGCCATCAGGCTTAGGTTACTGCAATGTGCAAAATTGCCGCTGTCTCTGTGGGCACTGACTTGGACAAATTGCTTGATCATTTCTGGCTCCTTTTTGCTGTCTATGTGTATATTATAGCATTTTGGTGAATAAGGGTCAACCCGATCAGCACCCACGAACATCGCTGTTCAAGTTGGGTCGGTGCTCACGTATGAGCTCACGCTCCAGAGCATGAGCGGCGCTTTTGCCACGCACTGCATCAACAATCAACACTGTGAAACTGTCTGCACCACGCTCGCGCATGCACTCATACAGTGCCCAGCTCTTGTCTTCAGTTCTGCTACGATAAACATGTTTGTTGAAACGAGTCTGAACACTGCGGTTCACTGTGCCGGCAGTTTTGGCAGTTACGCCAATGTAAAAATCCGCACCAGATTGCAACATGTAGATCACATGTGTACGATCTGAACGTTTTTTACGGGTGGTGTTTTTTGCTTCCATGCGTATATTATAGCATTTTGGCGAATATTGGTCAATCGGGCAAATTGTGGCTATTTTACAACAATTTCTGTGGCAAATACTAGTGTACTAGATTGGCGAATAATGGTCAACCGCTAGGTGCGTTCCAGATACCGCATGAACCGGTTGATATCCCCGTACATGGTCATCATCAGGGCCTGCTCACTGCCAAACAGGGTGATCTGCGATTTCCTTGCCAGTTTGAGATAGTAGGGACAATCCAGTTTTCGATCCATCAACAGCAGATGTCTGGGCAGTAGAGTGTGTGCCGGAATGTCAAACACATACATTTCAATGTCAAAGGTGGTAATGGCCTGATAGCCGGCTGCGGTCAATCGCATGCCGCCGCCCTCTCGAGAATCCATCCACCAGTCGGCAAATGCTTGGTCAATGCTGCGGCCAGCAAGCTCAGTGTGGCTGCCTAGTAGAATTTGTCGGGTGAGTTGGATCTTATCGAACATCGGGGTATATCTGCGCCCCCTGAGTCAATAGCACCACTGTGAACTTGTCTGTTTTGAACTGTGTGTTTAGTTTCTTGGCCAGATTTTTTGCATGACCAGGATTTGAAAAACTAACTTTTTTATACTTGGGCCCCGGGTACTGGGTCAGCATGTTTGCAGTTTTGAGATTGATCGGCTTGGCCTCGTAGAATACTGCCCACACGCCTTCGGATGCCAGCACTTGCTCGGTCTTGTAGGTTTGCTTGTTTATGTGCTCAATCAGCACTTGAGGCTTTGGTCTACTCATAGCATTATTTATGCCATTAACTATGTGCTTTTAAATGATCCACCATCCAGAACCACCTCTGTTACTGAGTTCTCAACTGGCACAGTTCGCATGGCAGCCAGGGTCATTAGCAGTTTGGTTATGTCACTGTGCAGATCCTTGGCGTCACGCAGGCTCATGACAAAGTCTTTTTGCCCACGACTTTCGTGTGCCTTGATTGAATCAACAAATCGATTTATGTGCAAGCTCATGTTGTTCCTTTTATTTTCTATCGCCAAACAACTGTAGTAGATTGATAAACAAGTTGATAAAGTCCATGTACAAGGTCAATGCGCCTGATACTTCCACAGCAGGACTGGTATCTACTGAAACCATTTCGCGGATCTGCTGTGTGTCATAGGCAGTGAGTCCCAGAAAGATAATGATGGCCAGGGCACTGATTACCATCTGCATCACAGTGCTGCCAATAAAGATGTTCACAATGCTGGCAATGATGATGGCAATCAAGCCCACGAACATGAACTTGCCCACACTGTCTAGACTACGTTTGGTAAAGTAGCCATAGCCACTCATCACAGCAAACAGGATGGCAGCACCCATAAAGGCACTAACAATTGATCCCATGGTGAACACCGCGAAGATTGTGGCAAAGCTCAGACCCATCAGGGCCGCAAAGCCATGCAAGCACAGTTGAGCAACTCCTTTTGTGGGGTTGTTGCCCAGCACATAACTCACACCAAAGATGGCCGCAAGTGGAGCAAAGATCACAATCCACTTTAGGATACCTGTAAAAAAGAATGCCAGTAGCTCAGGAGTAGTTCCCACAAAGTAGCTGACAATCATGCTGGTAATCACAGCAAGACTCATGTGTCCGTACACACGGCCCATGGCCGAATTAATTTCACTGGCAGAACGATAAGACATTCCAGCTGGATAACTTGTTTCAAACATATTATTTTCCTTTAATAAATTGTGTCAGTTCTGGAGCCTTCCAGCCCACGGGTTTTAGTACTTTACCATCTTCACGCTTGCGAACCTTGCCGGTCTTTTTGTCAATCTTGGCAAAGTTGGTCTTCATAACTTCTTTCCAACCGCCTTCGCCATTGGCACCAAAACTATGCAATGCACCTATTGTAACAACAAGGATGTCTAACAATGCATCAACAATTTCCTCGTCGTCATTTTCTGCCAGTGCGACTTTTAGTTCTTTGTGTTCTTCTTCAATAAGAGCACAATACATATCAAACTGTGTGCCATTGAATTCGTCAACGCTTTGGTCGCAAGCTCGCATGAATTTTTCTTGATCACGAAACGGATTTGTCATTTGCTTGTTCCTTGGTGTGAAATGGACCTTGATACGCATAGCGTTGCAGGGTGATAAGTTTGGGGTTCTGTACAGTTTTCCAGGTGCGGTGTTGTTTTACTCGGTACCAGCCAGCAGCAAACCAGGACTTGGATTTGTTGTCTCTGGTGAACAGCGGCAATCGATGGGTAACGTCCCACATGGCATTGTGTACCACACCACCGGTGTCATAACCGTAGGCCTGTTGATCTTGGATTGGCGTGACTGACTCTTGATCTGCAAATTCAATACCAGCAGCACGACCTGCCATCTTGAGAGTTTTGTATCGTTGCACTGTGTTTTGAATTTTTACAACAATGCCCTCTGCGTCAGCTTCAATCTGTCCAATCTTGCGGTCGTCTTTTTTAAGTATCCAGTACCTGTCTGCTATCACTGGTTTAGCTACTATGCTGTTCATTTAATACTCCTTTATAGGTTTCATTCAACCAGCGTCCAAAACTGTCTGCTGAGTCGCTGCACTTGACCAATTCGTACTTGCCACAGAATCGCAAAAAGTGACTGCCCACTTGCCCCACGTCTTTGTGACTCACTTGCTCACGTATGGCAGCGTCCACTAGATCCTTGATCTCTTGTGGCTGTGCTGTGAGGTCAATCAAGGTACGGTTGCGTTCATAATCATCCAGCACTCGGTGCTCATCACCATTGTGGTCGGTCCAACGTTGCAACATGAGATTGTTCCAGGCATAGCCTTTTTTGCCCATGTCGCCAAACGCTTCTTCTAGTCCAACCTTGTTCTTGGTACCCTTGGTTCGCACACCAGGATATGCTGAAAACACATTGTCACTGGTATCGCCACGCATGCATTTTTCAAACAGCAACCAAGCAGGATCGGGCACAGTCTTGGGCAGCTTGGTCTTTTTGTCCTTGATCAGTTGTCCCTTGACATCAAATATGCCGTCCACAGTGATCAGCTCATCGGTGATGCCGTTGTACTGTTTGACATTGGAGGCCACCAGCTGCACAAAATCTGTGTCTGAACTGACCACTATGTGTTCGTCTTGGGGGTGTAGGGCTATCCATCGTGCAATGATGTCATCTGCTTCGGCCTGGGGCTCGCGGATCACACTGCAATTGGTCTTGTTGCTCAGGTATTTAGTCAGCTCATCATAGGTTTCCCAGAACAGCTTGTCTTCTTCGGCCTG